ATACTAGACTATTATATACTATACTCTACCTTGTGACTTGTATTTTTTTTTATATCCTTTGCTACTTTTTAACCGGCTAGTATTTTTACTATGTATTCCCGGTCTTTTTTTGCGCTGTCTTCTATAGTATGTTACAGCTTTAATTCTTGCCAACTGAAATTCTTTTAAATTTTTCTATACCACGACTACCAAAATAACTAGCAATTATTATTGATAGTACATTACTAACTTGGTCTAATTCATAATCTAAATACCAGCCTACTATGTAAGATACACTAAAAAATATTAGTATTGCTGGCCTTACATTCTTACTTAATACACTATCTGACTGTAAATCTGCTTGCCACCTTTTCGATACTTCTTCTAATTCGGTTATGTCCTTTTGCATTAATGCTAAGGCCGTTTCTTTGTCGTTTACACTCAAACTATCCTCGTTAACAATTAAACGCTTTATAACTCCTAAAACACCATTGTCAGTAATAGTATTTGCTAACTCACTAAACAAGCCTTTTTTTCCTAACAAAAATTGACCGACTTTAGTATCTTTAAATTTTTTTCTTGGTTTACTCATACCAGCGTATTCTAAATTGTACTATAAATAAATATAAAGAAAATTCGTGATAACGGTAATCTTGATCTGACGGGTAATAATTAAACCCTAATAATATACCGTTAGGCAACCTGTTTATAATTGCTACATCATACATTACCACCTAGCGCTAATATTTTCGTATTCAGTTCTCGCGTCAAAACTTGGGCATGCTTTGCTACTAAAATCTCTATGACCGTAAATTTCGCTACCTTGATAGGTATCTTTTAATTGTAACAACAAATCTAGTAAAGCGTCTTTTTGTTCTTCGGTTCTAGTGTCTTTCGCTATCCATTTTCCGTTTTTGTCTCTTTCTTTTTCTACTCCGCCTACATAGGCTACGCCAATAGAACACCAGTTTTCGCCTCTCGTGTGAGCGCCAGTCATCTCTATCGGTCTACCTTCCTCTATTGTGCCGTCTAGTTTTACTAAAAAATGATAGCCGACATCACGCCAGCCCCTTCTTAAATGCCAACGCCTTACGGTTTCTATATCTATGTCTTTTCCTTCTTGTGTCGCTGTACAGTGTACTATTATTTTTGTAATTTTTCGCATACACACTTAGTTTTCCAGCTCTCTAATTTAGCATTCCACCAATTATGAAAACTACATTTTTTATTTTCTAGCCAATTAGCTATTTTTCTTAGAGTTTTTATCATTTTTTCTCATATAAAACCATTTGTTAATTGTATAACCTATGGTCACTATTAATAATATTATTTTTAAAATCAAGTCTATGTCTGTTAAGCTAATAGCAAAACTGCTACCGTTTATAATATACAATTTCATATCGTCAAGCGTCATCATAATTAACTTGTTCTGATCTTAACAGTACCGCTAGTATGATATAAGCCACCTATACCGACACCAGCCGAAGCGGCTGCGCTATCATTAGCGTAATCTTGTAAGTCAGTCATATATATATTAGCGTAATAATTTGGGTCACCCTCTGTACGAGTCAAAGATTTTTGTACCTGAAACGCTACATTTGGTCTACCAGCACCTTCAGCCGCACCTACAACTAAAGCACAATTATTGACTACATTGTCCGGTTTAGTTCTATGTCCTAAAATTACAATATTGTCGTCAACAGTTGATCCCTCATTGTTAAAACCTAAAATTACTTGTTTTATGTCGTCTGCGGCGTTGTTTGTGTTTGCACCACCTATAGCTATAGTTTGGTTTTTATCACCACTAATATTATTACTAAAACCTATAGCGGCGCAATAATCACCTTTAACATTGTTGTTAAAACCTATAGCTGCGCTACTGTCACCGTTTAGCGTATTGCTCATACCTACAACCATAGAACTTTTTGTATGATCTTGATTAGCTACTGTATTTTGTAAACCACCTATTAAACAGTTATTTAAAACTTTGTCTGTATTACTGTTATTTGTTTGTGCGCCAAATATTATATTGTTTTCTCCGTAATCACCGTAGCTATGCTGGTCACCAACTACTAAACCTCTTTTTATCCAACCTTCAAAACCTCGTCCAGCAATTATTGAGTCTTCTCTTACATTATTGCCGTTTAGTTGGTCGTTACCACTTCCAGCAACTATACTGTTTGACATTGTACTATTTGGGTGTGTATTGTGATTTTGTCCTATTATTAAAGAGTTTTTACTGTTATTATTAATAAAGTTGTTATCACCACCTAAAATATTGTTTTCTAATTTAGTACCTTGAAAATTTTGTGTCCTATGGTTTCTACCAGTTATTATAGAACTTGACATAACGCCGTAGTTATTATAACCAGTTGTTAAGCTACCAAACATATTTGTATCGTTCATAGTCTCGTTCTCGTGTGTACCACCGAGAGTATTTTCAATACCTAAAACATAATGGTTATTACCGCCCTTATAAATGTTATTTTTACCAGCAACTATAACAAACTCATTACTACTACTAGGGTCTATGTCATTTGACCAGCCTAAAACCATAGACTTGTCAAAATTTTTCTGAGATCCGTCACCCTGTATATTGTTTTGTGAGCCTATTATTGCGCTATTATGTACTATAGAATTTTCGTCTATAACATTTTCTGCACCAGCTATAAATCCAAATTTAAAATCTGAATTTACTTTATTTTCGTTTTGATAACCTACTACTAAACTACTTCTTATACTTCCTGTACTAAAAGCGTTTTGTTGTCCTAATACAATATTACTTACGCCTGAAACATTATTGCCTTGCCCTACAATTAAAGAGTCTTTAGCCGAGTTTGTATTGTCAACGCCTAAAGTCGCGTTATTATATGTAGTTATAGTATTTCTACCGCCTACAATCAAACTGCCGTACCCGTCAAAATTACCATTGTAAGAATTTTCGTTACCCGTGCCACCTATTCCTGTAACCTCTAGGGCGTTTTTGGCTTCTACAACACAAGTACCGGTTGTACTAAAGTCTTGCCCAGCTCTACTATTATTTATCTCTATACCACCTCTTCTAAATTCATTATTAGCTTGATCAAAATTAAAAGCATATAATAATATACGGTCGTTATTTGCTGTGCCGTTGCTGCCTATAGTTGTTATAGCCCTGTTACCGTCATTTGTCACATTTAACCAGCTTATTTGCTCTGCGCTCGCATGTCCCGGCTTATATATAAAACTTTTAAAACCTGTACTACCGTCAAGTTGAAAATTAAAAAAATTACCTGACGAGTCTTCTTGTCTTATGCCTGTTTCTAAAGCGCCGCCTACATTGTCTGACGACAATACAACACCACTAGTACCGGTTATAGTTGGCGACTCTATAGAACTTGTTGTTTTTAGTGTGCCGTTATTATTTATTCTTACGCCCGTACTTGTACCTTTTCCGTCTGTAATGTCAACTTCTGTTGTTATTTCAGCATTGTCGCTAGTTTTTAACAAACCTTGATAGGTTTGATTGATCTGTTTATTTTCTAAAGTTGTACTCATTTTTATATATTTTTTATGGTCTAAAACACGCTGGCTTAGAACCTATATTTATAGAGTCTGTATTTTGTATGTCGCCCCAACTTCCGCTAGACACCATATCACAATATACTACTCCCCAATTATTACTGTTTGACATTTTTTACTTTTTTAGTTTTTTTTAAATACTCTACAAGTTTTTTTAAATTATTGTTTTTTATACTGTACTCTTTTTTTTTCATATACTCTAAAGCGTTATTACCAAAATGACCTAAACTCATAATACCCAACCTGTAAATGCAGCCGATTTGTCCGGGAACATATCGTCATTATTATTATTATAATACTCAGGGAATTTACTACTAGCATTAAAACTCATAAAATCTATAAACCTTCTTGTATAAAACTCTGCAAAATTTCTATGTTTTTGTACTAAAAAGTCAACTTCGTCTTTTGTTGGTATAACAGAGTTTTCGGCTTGGTGTTTTACTAGTCCCCCGTTTCTAAGTTGATAATTACTAAACGGCAAATAGTCAACCATACTAAAGTGAATTAGCATAGGTTGTATATATTCATTTAGTAGCGCTTGTGTGTCAGCGTCTACTGTACCGTTTAAAATATCGTTGCTAATTTTATCATATAATTTTGTACCTAAGTAATTTTGTATATGCTGCTGTTGTGCAATTTTAATAAATTGTATAAACAAGTCAGTATCTACTGATCCATTTATAATTGTATTTTTTACTAAGTCTGTCCTATTTATGAATAATGCTGTCATTATGCTCTCCAATAATTGTTACTTGCCTTTGCTGTTTGTGCAACTTCAGGCGGGTTAGTCTCAAACCTAGCTTCGTCTCTTAAACTTGGGTCTAATTCATTGATCTTTCTTATTGCTTCAGTTACACTAATTTTTTTGTTATTTTTTCTTAAATATGTTCGTCTTTCCCAATAATGCTTACAATTTACGCCGCCTTTATAAAGAAAGATATTATAATTGTCAGCGCCGTCTATACCAAAACCTTCGTTAACATTATTAGCGTTACCGTTATAGTTTGGGTCGTCTGAGTCAATATCTTCTTTTCTATATATTTTGTTTGCACTCCACATTAACTGACAAAATTCTCTTTGCGGGTTATTGCTGCCCATATAAGCGTATCTAACTTTAAGTATTAGCGTGTCTTGGTCGCTTGTTTGATTAGGTGTTGACGATATTACACTAGCTAAATTTATACTTTGGTTTACTATGTTATCATACTCGTTTGCTGGCCTACTGTCTATCAATTCCCAATTTTCTAAATCTTCGTCTTCTCCTTTGTCCGATAGTTCTTCAAATAATCTTCTTCTTATATTTTCTACAGCTTCAATAGGTATACAGTTTGGTACTTCTCTACCGTCTTTTATTTTCATACCGTATTGTTCATAACCGGCGGTACAAGGGTCGTCAGCGTCTTTTAGGTCTGTAGCTTGGCTATGTTCTGCGCACGGCATATACCAAACTTCGCCAGTCTCTTCGTCTTTATGTTCGTGACTACCCTCACAACCTTTTTCTATAGCTACCGCCTCTGCCTCGTCTTTAGTTTTGTAAACTTCTTGTCCGTCTATTACTTTTAGACTTAATTTTTGTCCTGTTTGTTCTTCTCTCTGTTCGCCTGTAAGTGTATTGTCAAGATCAAAAAATTCTAACGGTTGTAATGTTTTTATATATAATTTTAAATTTATGTCATTATACGCTAGTATTTCGTCAAAAGCGCTAAGTAATAAATCTTGAAACGGTTTTATTACAGTATTTTCAAATAAAATAGAAGCCGTAATAAGTTCGTCTTTATTACTACCTAAACCTGTATTATTTTTTATACCTAATAACATAGGGCTAGTGATCCTGTGACCTATAATAATTTTTTGTGCGCTTTCTTCGCTTAAAAATTGGTATTGTTGGTGAGCGTCAGATAGTTGTATAGTTTCTACTGTAGCCTGTTCTTCGCTATTATTGTTAAAAGCTAAAATAAACTTGCCACTATTGCTACTGCCTGTATATTTCTGTATTATCTTTCTTTCTATTTCGCTTTGTGTATCTTCGTCAGGTATACCGGAATTAAAATTTAGTAATAGTCCCGGCGACATGCCGTTAAGTATTGAAGACAAATGAAAATTACCTATTTCGCCTTCCATCTCAGCATAGGTAGTCGCACCCTGATAGTCTACAGGTGAATAGTAAAAAAAGCCTGACTTATACGGTTTTATGTATAGTATTTCAACACCGTCATTACTACAACCAAAAGCACTTATTCTTTTTGTGTCTGCGCTACTTCTTACTTCCGTCCAGTCACTAGCATAGTAGTAACCTTCTATTTCTCCTTCTTCGTTAGCTTTTTCAGCTCTAAGTGTTTCTACCGGGTAATGTTCTACTTGTACTATTTGTGTGTGTTCAGCATTGTATATAACTTGTAAACTACATTGACCAAATAATTTTAAATCTATTGCTAATTTTTTTATACAATCGTCATTAAATAAGCCTTTCATAGTAGCGTATTCATTTGGTTTTTCGTTACTATCTAAAGCGTCTAAACCTCTACCGCTTATAAATTGACTAATACCGTTTATAGCTGCGCTGTTTGTAGGGCTACCGTGAAAAAGGTCAATTAAATACTGAAAATAGTTATTATCGTCACCGTATTCAATCCACTCTTTATTTTGTACTTCTATAATAGCTGGGCTAGTATAGCTAGCTAGGTTTATAAAATTTAAACCCTTTTTTTTGTTTTGGGTAAATCTCCTCTTTTTAGGTTTTTTATCGTTTATCATAATATAATATAATCGTTACTGTAGCTGTCGTCTGTTTTATATTCGCCTTTATTAATACTATAACCTTTCTGTTCGTTTTGGTTTATTTCTTGATCTGTGCAAAATATTTTATCTACTACATAAAACTTTTTTTCGTCTGACTCATTCCACAAGTTAGACTCTAGTTGCCACTCTGTTATATTTTCGTCCCAAATATTATTGTCTGTGCCGTAAAATATGTTATAATAATGACCTTCTTTTAAATTAAAAACACCGCTTACTACTAAATAATCATTTTCTACAGTAATTGTAGTTGTATAGTCTATTCTTTCATTTGTTTGGTCGTCTCTAAGCTGAAATACGCCGTTTGTAATGTATTCTCTAGGTATAAACTTAATTGTCTGTATGTCAGTAGTTGGTTTTAAAACTTTCATATATCTATATAACGATAAAATTTAATTTTTTGCATAAAAAAAACCCCTCAGTAACAAGCTACT